TTGAGTATTTTGATGTAGACGATCAAACATCAAGAATTTATCCTGAAGAAGTGCCTATCGTTTCGGTAGTAGCAGTTTATGAAAGGAAAAATGCCTCAACTGAAAAACGTGATGTTGAGAATAACTTCGCAGATGAGAATAACTATCATCTTTTAGAATCTGGAACACCTCAATGTTCACTTTCTACAAAAAGCACAGAAACTACTTGTATTAACAATGACTCATTCACTGGAAGTGGATTAGATGACTTGACTATCACTGGTTACAACGCAAATACGTCGTCAGGTGAAGTAGGACGTAGTTATAGAGTACAAATAGACAGCGCAGGAACGCCAGATACCTTTAAGTGGTCTAGGAATGGCGGTACATCGTGGAAGGCGGAAAACGTGGCAATCACAGGTTCTAGTCAACAACTAGAGGGTGACATATATGTAACCTTTGCAGCTACAACTGGTCATACAGATGGAGATTATTGGGATTTCACATCTGAAAGATGGACTGGTCATTGTAGCAATACTAACTACGCAACTCAAGCGGCTTGTGAAGCTGCTGGCGAGTTTTGGACTGCTGATAAAGAGTACGAAGTCGACGCTGGGTCTTTTTATGTAGAGAAACTACATCATTTGACTAATAGTGAAGAATACTTTCGTAAAGGAAATCGTTCAGTTAAGTTAGTGTACAAAGGCGGTTACGCCTCTACTCCAGCCGACCTCAAACTGGCAATCTTTGATTTGATTACTTACTATTTAAAGAAAGAATCAACTCCAAAGAAGCAAATTCCTGGCATGGCATCTCAGGATAACGCATCAGCTAGTAAACTACCGGCAGATTTCCCACCACATATTAAGCGTATTCTGGATTTATATAGGAATATAGACTAGTGAGCCAACAAAATATAAAGACAACTTTACTGCCTTTAGAAGAAGCGTTAAGACTGACTACAGAAAAGTGGAGAGAAGAACAATTAAATCCACAAGTACAACTAATCTTTTTAGCAAATCCAATTTTAAAAAATGCGGGGGTTCCTAAAAAGAAATGGAATGAATTTAGAAATTTTGCATTTGCTTGGGCAAAGAAGTATGCAAGTAATCCTCATAATACAGCCTGGACACAGTCAGAAAAAATTATTGCATTAGATGATTTTACTCAAGCCGGTAGCTTCTTTACTGCTGCAAAAAGAAAAGGCTATTTAAAGAGTGGAGGATTAATAGATAGAGGACACGTAAACGCCGTAGTAAAAGAGCAAGTAGAGGAAGCATTAGAATCTACAATTGAAGAACTATCTTTTCTAGGTGCGCCTGCTTCGGTTATTTCTAAATTTTCAAAAGTAGTACAAGCAAAACTAAATAAAGTAAAACCCCCAAAGATTCGTTATAATTTTGAAAGAAAAATAAGTGAAGCAGAGGTAGATGGTGAATTTAGTTTTGTAGCAATTTTTCCAGAGCCTTCAAGAGATAATAGAAGTAAAGGTTGGGAAAAGAAGTTAAAGCCAGAGCTTACCAGAGTAGTTAAAAAGTTTATCGATGACCATATAGATGATATACCTATGATGAAAGGTTCTAAATCTATTATGCAAGCAACCGATGAAATGATTACTCAAACAATTAAGGGTAAAAAAGGCTATAAATACGATAAAAATACTTCGGGAACAATCAAAGCAGACCTTAGAAAGACTAGAGCTAAAAAGGCAAAAACAGCAGAGTTTCCAAAAGTTAGAGATACAAAAGGAAGATTTACATCTCCTTTAAGTATTATGAATTTAATTAATTCAAGACTACATAATCAACTTAGAACAAATATGCGTAGTCCTGCATTAAATTATCAAACTGGTAGATTTGCAAAGTCTGTAAGAATAACAAACATTTCTCAGACAAGACAAAATCAAATGACTGCATTTTATACTTATATGAAGTCACCTTACCAGACATTTGAAAGAGGGTACGCGCAAGGTAGTATTGCTGCAAGAGACCCAAGAACTATAATTAGTAAATCCATAAGAGAAATTGCAGCACAGATTATGGGTTCACAGTTTGACATTAGAACTAGGAGACAATAATGGCAGGTAAAGCAAGAAGTGCAATTACTAATGCAATCATTACCGAACTTAAGAAGATCGATGGTAGTGGTAGTTACAATACTGACCTAGCAGATAATGTAACAAATAAATTAGTATTTTGGGACGAAGTCAATGACTTTCCATATGTAAGTGTAGTCCCAACAAGTGAGACAAGAGAGTATCATCCAGGTTTTAAATGGGGATTTTTAGGAATCACAATTCGTATTTATGTATACGATGAAGAACCGAATGATGCACTTGAGTTAGCACTAACAGATATTGAAACTCAGTTAGAAGCAGATGAAACATTAACTTATGATACTGGTAAAACAACTGAGCAAATCAGCATTTTGTCAATTACTACGGATGAAGGATTACTTGCTCCGTACGGAGTTGGCGAAATTACCTTAGAAGTAAGGTATCAAGCATAGTCAATTAGCAGATAGACAATAGTCGAATGACGCTAAAGACAAGATATAAAAAGGAGAGCCAACATGGCCTTTTCATTAAGTAGAAACGCCCAGTTGTTTGTTTCATATGTAGATTCATCATGGGACGGCAACGGCACAAACCTAGTAGACGCGGATACTTTTGAAATTCCTGTACTAGACGGTTTCTCATTTACACAAGCAACTGGTAACCAGATTGTAACACTAAATGAGTCAGGTACTTCACCTAACCGTGGACAGAGAGCTTTCAATACTTCACTAGAAGCAGTGGAAGTTAGTTTTCAAACATATCTAAGACCGTTTACTGATGCGGCAAATAATGATGCACATAACTGTACTGAAGCTATTCTTTGGAACGCTTTAGTATCTGATACTCGTAGTAATAACACTGACTCTGATGGTGGTATTAATTATGATTCAGACAATTTCACAATCACAACAAACGATTCTGAGAAAAACCAGTTATTGAAATTATATGCTTATTTTCATTTCACAGATTCTGGTCTAACTTATAAGTTATCAGAGTTTTGTGTAGACTCAGTAACTATCGACTTTGATATTGATGGTATTGCAATGGCAAGCTGGACAGGTTATGCAACTTCTATTACAGAAGTAGGCAATACTTATCCAGATACTTCAGGTACAGACTACGTTCCAGCTAATGTTGATGCGGATTTCATTTTGAACCGTCTAACAACCCTAACTGCAACTTCAGACGTATCTGGTAGTTCAAAAGCCTATACTTTTGCAATTACTGGCGGTAGCTTTACATACAGCAATAACATTACTTATACAATTCCTGAGGAATTAGGTAAAGTTAACAGTCCTGTAGAGCACTTTACTGGTACAAGAACTATTAGTGGTTCATTAACAGCTTACTTAGCTTCTGGCGGTACTTTAGACACAGAGCAAGTATACTCAGACATGTTAACGGATATTAATAGTGCTGATCCAGCAATCACTAACTCTTTTGATATTGATCTTAAGATTGGTGGTGGAACTGCACCATACGTTCAACTCAATATTGACCAAGCTCACTTTGAGCTTCCATCAATTGATGTTGCAGACGTAGTAGGTGTAACAATGAACTTTACTGGTCTAGAGGGTTCTCTAGGTGACAGTGATGAAATGACAATCGAATATGTAGGTGCTACATCTACCTAATTGATTTCAGTGAGGCTCTTCGGGGCCTCACACTTTTTAACTTAATATAGAGGATTAAAATGCCAACAACAACTACAACAGGAACAGCAAGTGTGGGTATCACAAGTTTATCAGACTTACTAACTCCAAGCAAAACAACTACAGTTGAATACCCTGGATTTCCAGGTTTCGAACTTCAACTAACATATCTCTCAAGAGATGAAATGTTAAAGATTCGTAAGAAATCTGTAACAACTAAATTTGATAGAAAGACTCGTCAACCAATCGAAGAATTAGACGAGAAACTTTTCTTACAAGAATATACAAAATCAATCATCAAGGGATGGAATGGTTTTAAATTAAAATATGTAGCACAGATGCTACCAATTGACGAAGATAAGATTGTTAACCCAGAAAATGAGCTACCATACTCACATGAAAACGCAATGGCATTAATGGAAAATGCTGGTGATTTTGATAACTGGTTAGGTGAGGTAGTCAATGACCTTGCAAATTTTACCAAGAGCAAGTAGAACACTGGGATAAAAAATTAAAAAACTATTTTAAAGAAAGTGTTACTACTTTTGATGCAGACAAAGAGTTCGAAGTTTTAGTTCAAAGTGAAGAAGCAGGACTAAAAGTAGACTGGGATGCATACTGGGACAAGGCTAATGATAAAACAGATGTAGCGTTTCCCTACACAATACAACAAGCATTTATGGTATGGGGAGCATTAACCCCAAACTGGGAAGGAATGAACGGTACATACTTAGGTAGATTCATGCAGGGAGCTTACGAGATAATGGAGCTTTACGGCATTGACGAGAAGAAAATTGTATTTGAGTTTGTACAAAAAATTGACGGATACTACGGAAAAGAAGTAAACGACAAAGCTGATAAACAGCGAAAAGCGGCAGAACGTAAAAGTTCGGTTAGGAAGAAATAATGGCAGATATTAAAAAGACTGTTTCGGTTAACGTAAAAGGCAAGGGTGTAAAGAAAACCACCGCTGAACTAAATAACCTAAACGACGCTATTAAAAAAGCAGACAAAGGCACACAAGCACATGGTAAGTCTTCAAGAACACTAGATCGTAACTTGAAAGGCAATGCTAAAATGTCTTCAAATGCTTCTAAAAACTTTTCGAAACAAGCACAGAGTATGCAAGGTGTACTTGTACCTGCATATGCAGAAGTTGCGGCCCGTGTATTCGCTTTAACAGCTGCTTATAGTGCTTTAAATAGAGCAGCTCAGTTTAATGTATTAATGAAAGGTCAGAAAGCTTTTGCAGCTCAGACTGGTAAAAACATGGCTGCAATTGCCAGAAGCTTACAAGAGGCTTCTGGTTACATGCTTGACTTTCAACAAGCCTCATCAAGTACAGCTTTAGGTACAACTGCAGGTCTTACACAAAAAACATTACTAAGAATGACAAAAGGAGCAAGGGCAGCTTCTGTAGCACTTGGTATTGATATGACAAATGCAATGGATCGTTTAACACGAGGTATTGTAAAAGCAGAGCCTGAAATTCTTGACGAATTGGGTGTAATTATTCGTCTTGATAAAGTCTATCAAGATTTTGCTTTTAGTGTTAATAAAACAACTTCACAGTTAACAGAGCAAGAAAAACAAACTGCTCGTAGTACAGCAATTTTAGGACAGTTAGAGAATAAGTTTGGAGAAATTGGAGAAAAAGTAGAAGCAAATCCATTTGCAAAACTTGCAGCTTCTGTTACCGACTTAGTAAGTAGTTTTGGAGCTGGAGCAACAGATATCATAGGGCCTTTTATTGCTAGACTTGCAGACTCTACAGAATTACTTATTGGCTTAATGGCAATGGTTGTTCGTTCTCTTGCAGGTAAAGTATTACCAATATTTAGTGATATTGATAAAAAGTTATCAAGTGTTGTTAATCGTGCAAAAGCGTTCCAAGAAGCTTCTAGAAATACAAGACTTGCAAGAATGGAAACTGCAGGAAATAAACTTGGCATACTCGAAGAAAAACAAGCAAGCAAGTTACAAGAGTTTTTTAAAGTATTAGGTACTTCAGGTGGAAATGCGTTACAAGAGTCAATTAAAAAGAATGGAAATACAATAAAAGCTATTTTTAATAAATCAGCTTCAGCAGGATTAACAGCCGCAATAAGAGGAGCTAGAGCAGACATAGCTAGACAACAAGCCGCAGGAGTAGTTAATCCTGTAGCTAGAACTCCTGCCTTAGAAGGATTTAGTTTAGGACAATTAAACACCCTAGAAAACTTAAAAGGAAGTTTAAGAACTATCGGAAAAGAAATTACTAATATCGGTAAAGCAACTAAGGGTTCTATGGTATTAGACTTTTTTACTGGATTTAGTTATAAAGCAAGTAGAGCAGCTTCTTCAATGGCGAACCTTACAGCAAGTTTTGCAAAAGGAATCAATAAATTTAATGAACTTACTGTAGCTCAAAATAAAAGTAAAATAACTGGTCAAGCAGATATGTTTGTTAAAAGCAGCAAGGGATATGTAGCTGCTATAATCCAAGTTACAAGAGAGCTTGGAAAAATGGCAGGTGCTGGTGCAGCGGCTGCAGCTGCTTTTAGATCTATGAGTAAGGCTTTAAATCTTATTGTAGGTTTTTTTGCAATTAAAATGACAGTTACATGGATTGCAGAAGAAGCTTTAGGTATGAGTGTTGCTTTTGGTAAAGCTTCTGAGGCTTTAAATAATTTAAATGCAGATTTACAAGAAACTCTAGCTTTGATAGAAGAAAGAGGCTCAAAAAGACTTAATATCGGAACTACTTTTTCAGAATCTTTAAATCAGACAGAAGCAGTTTCAAGTATTGCTGATGGAATGGCTACAGCCATGGAAAAAGCTGCTATTAAATTAGATGATCAACAACTAGAAAATGCTTTTTTAGGTAGGTGGTACGATACCTTTTTAGACTTATTTGGTGCGGGAATAGCAGATAAAATTGAAGAAGGGGTTTCAAAAGGTCTCACTTCTTTAGCATCTAATATGAGCCCAAAAGTTTGGGACGGGTTCAAACGAAAACTTAGAGACCAGTTAGAAAAAAGTTTAAATCCTCAACTAGAGGGAGCTAAACAGATAACTGGAGGAGTAGGAGAGGGAGTTGTTGGTGCTGGTCTTGCTTATTATGGAATTTCCTCTATTGCAGGTATGGCTAGTGCTGGAGCAATTACAGGAGGAATTGCACTTCCAATAATTGCAGCAGTTGCAGGTATAAGTGCTCTTGTAGATGGATTTACAAGAATAAACGACGGATTTAAGAATTTAAGCTCAACAGCACAAGAATCCGCGGATAGTATCATAGGAGTTCTTGACCAAGTTAATGATGGAACTTTATCAGTATCAGTAGCCATCGAAGAGCTTGATAGATTAATGAATTTTGGAAGCAGAGAAAAAGCAATTGCATATTATCGTGATCTTACTGAAGCTTCCAAGTTATTTGCAGAACAAACAAAAGCAAGCACGGATGCTATTAAAGCACTCAGTGATGCTTCAAATAGTCTTCAAAAGGCCAGAACTTCTTTTAGTAGAGGTCTCATACAAGGTGGAGACTTAAAAGACTTTGCAGATGCTCAAAAAACTATGAGAGAGACTCTAAGTGCGCCTAGCGACTTAGTTAGTAATGCAGAAAAATTTAAAGCCCTAAACCAAGAGGGATATTTTGGTCCAAAGTACTCTAAGCTTAGAAATGCAGAAGAATTTTTAGGATTTGAAGAAAATATTAAAAAAGCCAAAGATGAATTAATAAGAATAAATCAAGCAGTATATGCTGATTTAGAGCAAAAAGAAAGAGAAAAAACAGCACAGAAAAAACTAATCATAGAGGAAGAAAGAAAGTATGCTATAAGAGCTGCCCAAGCTTATGCAAATGAAATAGAGTACATGGGTACTGAAAGAAATATAATTAAAAACCTACTTGGTGGAGATGCTGAAAAACTGTATGAAAGAGAGCTTAAGCAAGCTATGGAAGTTGCTCATATTACTCAAACAATTGCTGAAAGTCAAAGATTTGGTAATAGTGCATTAAAAGAAAATGCAGTTTTACAACAAAAGATTCTTGAAATAGAAAGAGATAAGCTAATTCGAAGAAGAGCGTTAGGTAACTTACAGGGAGTAGAGCTAGAAAACTTAAATGGACAAATTTCTTTACTTGACAGACAAATTAAAGAAGCAGGAAGAACAGCAGTAGAAGCTAGTAAATTTGCAAATGAATTAGCAGGAACTGTAGAAACTTTAACTCAAAAATTAAATGCTCTTAGAGCAGATAGTTCTAATATCGATTTGTTTAATAAAACAAAGATAAACGAGATCACAAAAGAGTTTAATGCTCTTACTAATGCTCTTTCACAAGACCGTAATAGATTTAACATGAGCTTTGATGAGGGCCAACAGTTTAATGCTATGTTAAGCGTGTTGCGTGAAGCACAAATGATTGGTAAGGTTACTACTAGTCAAACTAAAAAATTATTTAAAGATTTTCTACTTCTTAATACAGCGCAAGGAAGAGTAATTAACGATAGAAATAAGCAAATTACCGAAGAGTTAGTTCTTTTAGATGTACAAACAAGATACGCAGGAGATCAAGAAGACCTACTTGATTATAGATTAAAAGCTGCTAAACTTGATCTTGATACTACAAATAGCTTATTACGTATCGATAAAGAAAGATTAAAATTAAGAGAGGCTTATGTAAAACTCGCAGACTTAGAGGCTCAACGCAGAGATGCAAAAATGAGAGAGTCTTTACAAGATTATAAAAATGTAATCGAAAATGTATCCGAGGCATTTGCAAGTTCTTTATCAGAAGCAATATCAGATAAAATTCTTGGCAGAGAGTCCGACGTTGATTGGAGAACAGCCTTAGCAGAACAATTTGCAGGCGGTGCTGGCGACATGGTTGCTGGAATGTTCCAAAGAGGTATTTTTGGAAATCAAGGGTTGCTTTCAAAAGGTGCAGCTTCTATATTTGATTTAAATACAAAAGAATTAGACTTTTTATTTCCAAAAACAGAACTAGAAATAATTGATTCAGGCTTAGCAGGTATTAAACAAGAGATTATAAATTTACATGAGACTATTAAAGTACTAGAATCACTTGATAATCTTATTCAGGAAAATACTTTAAAAACTGCAGACGCTACTGCCGGTATTAGAGATAGATATATTGGAGGCAGTGGAACAACACCAGAGTTCCTTTATGATAAATATAAAGGCAAGTTTATTAGCCCTGATGATGTCAAAGACTCTATGGAAGAGACTATTATTCAAGCGTATAATAATGGTTCCCCGGGTACAAGAACTTTAGTAGCAGCAAACATGAGAGGAAAAGGTCAATACGATTTATTTGGCCCTAACTTTGGAAGAGGAAGTGGAAGCTCCGGAGGAGTTACTAGTACTGGCGGAGTAACTCAAGTAAGAAATACTTATGATGTTACTAAAAAAGTACAAGCTGAAACTAAGATGAGCCAAAGAGAAGCCTCAATATTCCAAAATAATCTTAGACAGATATGGGATAGATTAAATGCCGAAGTAAAAAGCATTACTAACATGTTAAATAATCCTGGCGGCAGAACGATTAAAGGTGTAGAAGAAATGCCAATAAACAAGTCTTTACCTAGAAATAGAGGTGAGACTTCTTGGTTAGATGAAAACTTGACTAAACTAGGTACTACGATTACTGAAAATGCTACAGCAGTTGGAAACAGCTTAAAAAATACTTTAGATTTTGGTTTTGAAGATCTAATTGTAAACGGTAATTTTAACGCTAAAATGCTAGCATCAAACTTTGTTGGTGGTATTGGTCAGAGTTTTATGAACTCAGCAACAGGTGCAGTTACAAGTACTATAATGGGCTCACTTGGATTTGCAGCTAAAGGTGGTATTGCAATGGGCGGTATTAAAGGGTATGCAAATGGCGGAATTGTAAGCGCTCCTCATATAGGCGTAGTTGGAGAAGGCAAGTATAATGAAGCAATTGTACCTTTGCCAGATGGAAAAGCAATTCCAGTAATCGGAAATACTGGTGGAGGAAATAACAACGTTACTGTAAATGTTTCAGTAGATTCAAATGGCCAAGCAAATGCACAAGCAGAAGGCGAAGGAAATATGCAACAACTAGGTTATCAGATTTCTCAAGTAGTTCAAGAAGAAATCATGAGACAACAAAGACCTGGTGGATTACTTAACAGCACTGGAACTAGGAGTTATTAATGGCAAATTTTAATACAGAAGTAAACATTAATCCAGATAAAGGAATGCGAGGAAGTCAAAAACCTCGTACTCTAATTGCTAAATATGGTGATGGATACGAGCAAAGAACTGGAGCTGGTATTCATACTGAAGAAGAAGAATGGGATTTAACTTGGACAAATCGTACTACAAATGAAGGTAATAAAATAATCAAGTTTTTAGAAGATCAAGGCGGAGTAACTGCATTTGATTGGTATCCAACTGGGTATGAAATATCAAGCACAACTACTTCAGCAAATACCGATAAGTTAATTGATACAAGTGTTTATTTTACAAATAGATACCTAAATGCCACAGTTAATAACACAACTGATTCTACTTCAGCAACAGTAGTAGCAGTTGATAGTGGAACACAGTTAGAGTTGAGCTCAGATATTATGGCAAGCGGAGAATCCTATACAATTTATCCATATCAAAAATATGTATGTGAGGAATGGAACGCTACAATGCCGGTAGATGGAGTGCAGACAATTTCTGCAAAGTTTAGAAGAGTTTTTGAAGCATAGGAGAACTAAATGTCAGATATAATTACTGATGCTCATAGTTTTGAACCAGGAGACATTATCGAGCTATTTGAGCTTGACTTATCTACAGGTTCTGCAGATTCAAGTTACCAGATATTTAGGTGGCACTCTGGTACAGATGAGCATTTACAAGAAATAGTCTGGCAAGGAAATCGTTACTTACCTTTTCCGATTGAAGCAGAAGGTTTTGAGTATACTGGAAAAGGAAGCATACCAAGACCAACATTAACTGTAGCAAATATTACTTCTTTACTATCAAATGCAATTAATCAGTATGATGATTTGATTGGAGCAAAAGTTACTCGTAAAAGAACTTTTGGTAAATACTTAGATTCACATTGTCATGTTTGGGGTTATGTACTTGGAGGTACTTGTGCAGGAGAAAGTACAGCTTATTGTTCAGATGCTAGTTATACAACTCAACAAACTTGTTTAGCAGCGGGAGAAACTTGGTATGGAAGCTACAGTAAAGCAGATTGCTTAGATTCTACAAAATACGGCTCTGCAGGAACCTGGACAGCTTATACAGATGTAGCTTGTGCCAATAATGGTGGAATATATTACTTAAATTCAACAGCAGATGCAGATGCAGACTTTTCAGATGAAATATGGTATATTGATAGAAAAGCAATTGAAACAAATTCTTATATACAATTTGAACTAACAGCGGCTCACGATGTACAAGGAGTAAAACTTCCTGGAAGAGCAGTATTATCAAATGGCTGTCCTTGGAAGTATCGTGGTACAGAATGTGGTTATTCTGGAACAAATTACTTTGATATAGATAATAATTCAGTAAGTGATGCAGGAGATGATGTTTGTGCTAAAACTTTCACTGCTTGTGAAAAGCGTTTTCCAAACGAAGATGATGAAATACCCTTCGGAGGGTTTCCAGGCGCTGGTGTTAAAACTGGTGCAGTACGATGAAGGAATACGTTTTAGAAAAGTTTAGAGAACATGTAGAAAGTGAATATCCAAAAGAAGCATGTGGATTTATAATAGCAATGCCAAAAGGTAGGCCAAGATATTTTCCAGCAAAGAATATATCTGAAAATCCTGAAGATGATTTTATAATTGATCCAATAAGTTATGCTGAAGCAGAAGATACTGGAACTATAATTGGAATATGTCATTCACATCCAAATCTAGGACCAAATCCTTCAGAGGCCGATAAAGCGGGATGTGAAGCAAGTGGAATACCGTGGCATATACTAAGCTGGCCTGGTAATCAACTATATAGCTGGGAGCCAAATGGTTATGAAGCCCCACTCATAGGACGACAGTTTAGTTATGGAATTTTAGATTGTTGTACTTTAGTAAAAGATTTTTACAAAAAAGAATTAAATATTGATTTTGAATGTTATCAAGGTCAAGACGGGTGGTGGGATAAAGGAGAGAATAGATATTTAGATAACTATGCTGAACAAGGTTTTGTAAGAGTAGATGATTTAAAAAAATATGATATATTTTTAATAAAATTAGTTTCACCTGTACCAAACCATGCGGCAATCTATCTCGGAGACAATAAAATATTACATCATGTACATGGTAGGTTATCAAATAGAGAACCATACGGCGGGTACTGGAGAAAACATACCACGCATATATTAAGGCACAAATCATTATGTTAAAGAAAGTCAAATTATATGGTAAGTTAGGTGAGCGCTTTGGTAAAGAGTGGGAGCTTGATGTAAAAAATGTTCGTGAAGCTGCAAGAGCTATTGCAGCAAATAGACCTGACTTTCACAGAGAGTTTTCAAGTTCTCATGAAAGAGGTATTGGTTATCATGTAATGATAGGCGATGAATATGTACAAGATTACGATGGATGTGAAGTTCCTACTGGTAAAAAAGAAATTAAGATAATACCAGTTATTATGGGAGCAAAAAGCAAAGGTCTAGGTATGATATTACTTGGAGCTTTGATTATTACAGGTATTGGGCTTTACGGTATGGCAGCTGCAGGTGGTGGATTAAGTTTTGGTCAGGGTATTGCTTATGGTATGGGAAGCATGGGTAGCTTTGGAACTATTGCAATGAAGTTTGCAGGGGCTCTTATTATGGGAGGAATTGGAGCAATGTTAGCCCCCACTCCAAAACCCATTGAAAGAAAAGATGAACCTGAAAACTATGCTTTTAATGGACCTGTAAATACTACTTCACAAGGAGTACCAGTTCCAGTTTGTTATGGAAAGTTACTAGTAGGTGGTGCTGTTATAAGCGCTGGTATAGAAGCGGAGGACTATAACCCATGAGCGAAAAAGATTGGATACGTGGTTCAAAAGGTGGCGGTAAAGGCGGCGGAGGAGGCTCTGCGCCAAAGGAAGAAGATAATACTTTATTTTCTACAGCCAAAGCTCGTATTATTGACTTAATATCAGAAGGCGAAATAGAAGGCTTAGTGGATGGAGCAAAGTCAATCTTTTTAGACGAAGTTCCAATTCAAGATAATAATGGAGATGATAACTATAGTGGATATAGCTACGCGTCTCGTGTAGGAACAAACTCACAATCATATATACCAGGATTTCAAGGGTCAGAGCAACAAGTAGGTTATAACCAAGAAATTAAAAAGTCTTTAAGCCCTTATGTAAGAACACTAACTACTACAACTGCAGATGCAGTAAGAGTTACACTATATGTACCTCGTTTAACTTTTCAAAAGTCTAATGGTGACTTAGTAGGTTCAAAAGTAGAATTTAAAATAGAACTAGGGTATGATGGGGGTAACTATACAACTGTAAAAGAGAGTTCTTTTGATGGTAAGACTACTCAAAGATATGAAAGAGCTTTTCGTTTTGATATACCTAGTGCCTGGAAAACAGCAGGATTTACAAGTATTAGTATTCGTGTAAGTCGTGTTACTGATGACGATGATTCAGCACAAACAAATAATGATTTATATTGGGGAACTTACACAGAAATTATAGATAATAAGTTAACATATCCTAATAGTGCTTTAATGGCACTAGAGTTTGATGCAAAACAATTTAACTCAATTCCTACTCGTGGATATGAAATTAAAGGGTTAAAAATAAAGATACCTAGTAACTACACTACATATGATCACGGTTCTTGTAGTATAGCAGGAATACGTAGAAAAGATAGGTGTATTTCTCAAGGAGGTACATGGACAGGTACAGAAGTAGGCGATAACTTATATAGTGGAGATTGGGATGGCACGTTTACAACTGGATGGACAGCAAACCCAGCGTGGGTACTTTATGACTTATGTACAGATGATAGATATGGGTTAGGTAAGTGGCTAACTGCAAATCAAATTGATAAGTGGGCATTATATGAAATTGCAAAATACTGTGATGCTGTAGATTCTTCTGGAAACTTTGTGGGAGTTGATGATGGATGGGGCTATAAAGAAGCTCGATATACTTGTAACTTATACCTACAATCTAAAGAAGAAGCGTTTAAAGTATTAAACGACATTGCTTCAGTTTTTAGAGGAATGTTATATTGGCAGGAAGGACAGATAACTGCGGTACAAGATTCTCCACGTGACCCAATTATGACATTTGCAGATTCAAATGTAATAGATGGAATATTTACTTATGAAGGAACAAGTCGTAAACAAAGACATAATGTTGCACACGTAACTTGGAATAACCCAGATGATTTTTATCGTCAACATGTAGAATACGTAGAAGATACCGATGGTATTACTGCAATGAACAATGAGATTTTTGCAGTAGATATTCAAGCAGTTGGTTGTACTTCTCAGTCTCAAGCAAGACGTATTGGTAAGTGGCTACTTTATACTGAAAGATATGAAACTGAAACAGTAACTTTTTCTACAGGAATGGATGGAGTATCTTTAAGACCTGGAGATAACTTTTATATAGCAGACTCATATAAAGCAGGGATAAGGTATGGAGGAAGAGTTTCTAGTGGTAGTACAAGTACTGTAATTCAGCTTGATAATGCTACTCCAGTTACTGCAGGACAGTCTTATAGGTTAAGCATACTAAATACCGAAGAAGCTTGTATTGCTTCTGATGGTTCTAAATCTACTGAAACTACGCAAGAGGCGTGTATTAATGCTGGAAAGAAATGGGCTCCTTATGTTTGGACTGAAACAAAAACAGTTGATACAATTTCTACAAGCGAAAGTGTAACTTCAATTACAGTAACTTCTGCATTTGAAAATACACCAGCACAAGGCACAATGTGGATATTAGAAGAAGTAGGCACTGTAGAAGCTCAAACTTTTAAATGTTTATCAGTAAGAGAGAAAGAGCCTAATATTTATGAAATATCTGGTCTAAAACACTACGAACAAAAATATAATGTAGTTGAACAAAATATTGATTTTTCTGCTAAGTCTACGAGTAATTTACCAGATCCAAGTGATCCAATACCGGCTCCTGGAGACTTAACAATTAGTGAAGAACTATATGTAGACTCTACAAACAATATTAAAAATAGAGCTACTTTTTCGTGGTCAAATCCAAAAATTGCTGGTACAACTCAAAACTATCCGTATGTTGGTAGTTATTACGTAGAATATAGAAGAACAGATACAAATTCTTCCAATTGGATAAGCTTAGGAAATACAGTAGCAAACAGTGTAACAATTGATGATGCGCCAGCAGGCAAAGTACAGTTTAGAGTTAAGACAAGGAGAATATTCTAATGGCAAATTTATATTCACCATTTGCAAGTTTAGAACACGAAATATTTGGAAAAACTACAGCTCCTTCCGATGTTGAAGACTTTCAATTTGTAGTACAAGGCTCAAAAGTACTATTATCTTGGACTCCAGTATCAGATTTAGATGTTATACATGGCGGAAATTATTGGGTCAGATATAGTAGTGATACAAATGCTGCTTGGGGTTCTTCTTCAACTGTTGATAGATATATTCCTGGAAGTAGCTCAACAGCACTTATACCTCTTTTAAATGGTAGATACTTAATAAAAGCAGTAGATTCTTCTGGTAATGAATCTGTAAATGCAGCTACGGTAAATGCTAGTGTAGACGCAGATATTCTAAATTTGAATGCTGTAGAGACCACAACTCAGCATCCTAATTTTGGTAATGATACTTCGAATACTGGGGTTAATGATTCAAGTACTACAAATATTTATTACGATACGGCTAACCAAGCGATACAGATAAGCGCAGAATCAATATTTAGTGGTACACACGATGAGTACTATGCTTCTGGTACTAATACCGACGTAGTAGGAGTATATGATAGTACACAAGACTCAATTTTAGACGATAACAGCGGTTCTAATTACGCTGCAACAGTTGGTGCTAATATTTTTGATAGTGCTTCTGGTAATTTTGATGATAGAAGCGGTAATTTTGATGATATACAGCATACAGCTTTCAAACTAGAAGATGATAATGCTAGTTTTGATTCAAGTTGGGATGATTTAATTGTAAGAAATGTTACAGATGATACAACAGCTACAGTTACTAATGTTGATAGCGGTACTGTATTAACTCTTGACACAGATATATTTGATGGAACTTTACAAGAGTATAGATTAGAAGTTTTGCCTAGTACTTTAAGAGATACTTCCGTAACTTTTACTTCTTCTTTAGTAAATAGAACAGTAAGACTTGATGACAATAGTACAGCTACCGTTACTGCTTTTGTTGATGCTAATACTCTCACACTATCTTCAGATTTAATGGAAGATAATCATGGAGCAGATTATCATATTGAGTGGGGGCCTTATCAAGTTTATGATAGTACTGGTCCATTTACTTCCTCGTTAGTAGGTAAAACAATTTATAATACTACAAATGCAACATCAGCAACTATATCTGCTTTTGTAAGTGCATACGAATTAACTTTAGATGATAATATTTTTGAGCACGAAGACGGTGATTCTTACAATATACCAGTAGCAGCAAATATATTAAGAGATACTGCAGCATCTTTCGATAGTACGGCAGAAAACAGAATAATAAGAAATTTAGATACTGGACAACAAACAACAATTTCTAGCCAAGATAGTTCTACAGAATTAACTTTAGTATCAGACATATTTCCAACTGATGCAGCAAACTATCAGATAGAAGGAGATATACAATCTCAAGGTATTTATTACTTTACAGATGAGTATATTGACTTAGGAACAACCTATACTTCAAGACTTTTAGTAGAATATTCAACAGACTCATTTGATGTTGTAGAGTTATTTGACGCTACTTCAGGTAACTTTGATAGTCGTACGGGTTTATTCGATGGAACAGATATTTCATCAACAAATGCTCAAGTTCAAGTAAGAACTACTAATGACGATCCTTCTGGATCTCCAACTTGGGGTTCTTGGATTAACTTTTATATTGGTGATTATACGGCAAGGGCATTTCAATTCAGAATGGTTTTGACTTCTTCTAACACTACCCAGAACGTGCGATGTACTGCTCTTAAGGTCACTATTGATATGCCAGATACAATTAAACGTGACTATAATGTACAAACTGATTCTGGGGATGATAATGAAATTAAAGTCATTACATACGCAACACCTTTTAAAACAACACCAACAGTTAGTGTAACCCCAGTAGACTCAAATGATCATATTTCATTTACTATTAGCAGTAGTAGTAATACTGGATTTACAGTAACTTTTCATGATGGCAATCTTAATCAAGGCTCGCAAGAGTACTTTA